TGCAGTGCATCCCCCACTCGCCCTTATTGATCAATCGTATGGAGCACCATGGATGAATTGGATAATGTTGTAACGAATAGTAGGGCCGTTCGATCGTCTCTGATCCCTGAAAAGGGTGACGGGACATCTATATCGAATTTCCCTATCTATACCGTTGCTTCTCCCTCTCAGGGTAGTATTACTGAGGGGTACACTATTCATCCACCTATTCAGCGAACTACTTCTTTTAGAAGTAATTCCAGTGGAATCTTATCCAACGGTGAGATTGATCCACGATCTTTGATTGTGGATAATCTCCGTAAAAATAAGTTTCCGTTTGATACTGGTCACGAATTCATGACAAGAAAAGAAACATTTAATTTAGATGTTCCTACTTGGCATGGATTCGGTCGCGATGATGTCTCTTATAAGGGACCTCTTTGGGACTATAACTCTTTGACTTTTATGTCAAAGACTACAGACCAGCGTCATACCTTCGATGGTATTAATCTTGCGATTGGAACTGAGTTCCTCGCTAAGACTAGACCTACGAAGGCTGCTGCGAACGTCGCACAGGCACTTATCGAAACAATTCGAGATGTGCCTAAGATCCCTTTCAATGCCATCGACCAAGCTCGACAAGCTACTCAACTCCTCCGTACTGGAAGTGATGAGTATCTTAATATCGTTTTTGGTTGGCAGCCTCTTGTTAGTGATGTACTGAAAACCTGTAGAGCTATTGTCTATTCTGACAAAATTCTGCAGCAGTACCGACGTGATTCCGGACGTCAAGTCCGGCGCAGAGCTGAAATTCCTGTGATCGAAACTGGCTTGCAAGCTAGTACCGATACTACCTATATGGCATTTCCTCCGAATGGTTATTTTGGAGGTAACTTGTGGTATGGTAGCACAGGATATGGACATACTTCCGTAATCGAAGAATCCAGTGAAAAATACTGGTTCTCCGGTGCATTCTCGTACTTGCTTTCCGGAGACGATTCAGTCTACGAAAAGTCGGCGCAGTATGCGCAGCTAGCAAATAAATTGCTAGGCATCCGTTTGGATGCTACGGTGCTATGGGAGCTTGTTCCATGGAGCTGGTTGGCCGATTGGTTCACCGATATTGGGAGCTTTGTTAGTCTCAATAACGATATGAACCAGGACAACCTTGTCGTTCGCTATGGTTATCTGATGAGAACATCAGTTTATACCAGAGTGAGCACACAAACTGGACTTAGAACTTTCTATGATCCAGTTCCAACCGCATCAACTTATTACAAGTTGGTTCAAAAGGAACGTGTGCGTGCGACACCATATGGTTTTGGCTTTGATTTGACTACGCTTTCTGCGGGTCAGATTGCCATTCTGGCGTCCTTGGGTTTAACCAAGTCACCAGGCAAGTTTTGGTGGGGTTGATCACCCTATATCAAAACCTTCGGCATTTTACATGTCGTCGTACCAATTTAATAATAATTGAATTAACAATTAAACACCAAATTAGGAGTATTACATGTTTACTGATCCTCAGTCTGTCACCATTTCTGGAACTGCTATTTCGCTTCCGCGAACTAGTAGCTCTATCAATGCTGGTTCTTATACCAGCAACGACGGCGCAACTGCACTTTTGATCTCGTCTGCCTATGGCAAGCGAGTTCGTCGTGCTATTGCTATCCAGATTAAGAAGTACGCGACCGATCCTGCGACTCCGTCGCAGAACGTTCCCGTGTCTGCTACAATTCGTTTGACGGTAGATCAGCCTGTTCAAGGCTATACCGTTGCCGAACTTACAGCAGCTGTCGTTGGCTTTCTTGGAAACCTTACGGCTTCCACTAATGCTAACATTGGCAAACTTCTTGGTGGGGAAAATTGATCTCATATGAGGAGCTTACGCTCATCATTCTGGTCATTTTCCTTATGACAGTACTTAGCGGCTTTATTACCGCTATAGCTACTGCTAGTCTCGTCAAATCCGTAAGGGCTAGACGACATTAGTCTGAGGTGTTGTGAACATGTTTACATGATTGATACCCTGAAAGGGACCAATGGAAAGCATGTTACAACTCCTCTTGTGCGTTCTGGATGAATCCGGAACGTACAGCGGCATAAACACCATGTTCGATAGAAAAACTATCGAACATCGGGTTGAACAAGAAGGTAATAGTTTTCTTACTATTACTATGCCATCTATAGTTAAGGACCTTTATAGGGCCCTTGACCAAGGAATGGTAACCCCTGATCTTTTTCCCTCTTTTAAGAGGAAGAAAGGTGAGAACATCCCAGAATTTCTGGGTGGGTTCTTTCGGGTCTTGTTCGACTCGCGTTCGGGTGTGCTATTCGATACAGCGAAGGGATCAGCTTTGGCAGCTGACTCTATTCGCCATATAGTCCAGATTTCTGGACTATGCGGTAAATTGTTTGAGCAAGCCAGTCCAAAGCGGACTGAATCTGCTCTACATCGTTATATCGAAAATGATGCTAAGGTTAGCAGCTTGTCTGATATTGAGAAATCTCTATCAGCACTTGATGTCGATTTATCGACCATCAGGTATGCTGCCCATGTGTTATTCGGTACGGTTTTCAATGAGATCAACCTTGCGGTTGGCTCTGAAAACCTACGTCCAGCACATGGTCCTGGGGCTGTTGCCGATAAACTTTTCGGAAACGAAAAGTGGACGCAGCCTCCCTGGCCGGATAGGTTAGAAGAAGTCTTCCCTTATGGAAGGTGGACCTATAATTCCTATCTTAACTATCTAGAGATTCTAGATAGCGGTCAGTTAGCAGACCCCGGAATTGAATTACCTGTTAAGGTAATCACAGTTCCTAAAACGCAAAAGACCCCTCGCATTATAGCGATTGAACCTACTGGCATGCAATACATGCAGCAGGCTCTTCGCCGATGCTATGAAGGAGCTCTTAGCAGGAGTAATCTTGCTAATGCTCTTGTTGGATATGAGTTTCAGGAGCCTAACCAGCTCCTCGCTCAAAAAGGTTCCATTGATGGATCCCTTGCTACACTCGATTTGAGTGATGCGTCCGACTTGGTCTCTAACTCTCTCGTGAACTATGTGTTGACTGACTGGC